GTTTACTTTGGCATCTTAATCACTAACCATAACAATTTAAAATATAAATATTATGGCGTGTGATTTAACCCAAGGATTTACGGTAGGATGCAACGACTCAGCGGGCGGTATAGCAGAGTTCTACTTTGCTAATATCACTACTGACTTTGCAGTAGCTAAAAACGTAAGCGGCGAGGCTTCAGCAATAACTGGAACTGGCTTAGGATACTACAAATACGAATGTACCAACGCTCAGGGAGCAGCTTCGACTATGAACGATAACCCAACGGTTAACTCTCAGAACGGAACTTCTTACTTTGACCAAACTTGTACTTATGTACTAAATAAAATGGACTCAGCGAAACGCAACGAAATTAAATTGCTTTCAAGAGCTAAACTCTCTGTAATCATTAAGGACAATAACGGTACTTACTGGTTAATGGGAGAGACTAACGGCGTTCGTATGACCGCTGGCGACAACGGAACGGGTACGGCTTTAGGAGATAGAAACGGTTATAGCCTTTCTTTCCAAGGTCAAGAGCCTGAGCCTATGGCAGTAGTGTTAGACGGGGCTTTCCCGTTAGCATAAGAGTAACTAAACTCTAACAATATAGCCCACTACTTAGCGGTGGTGGGCTTTTTTTTTATACCAATGGACATAATCACAAAAAACGAAACCAACTATATTTATACGAACATCTCTAACGAGGTTGAGTATTCCTATTTTACTATGACCATTGAGGCGGCTGAGTACACCGTAAACGTTACTTTAGACGCACCGCAAGGCATAAACGGAAGGTATGTATACTTTATCTTAAAAGATGGCGGAGAAGACCTTGAAGATGCCACAATAGACCTCCCGAACAACGGAGATTACCCTTATAAGATTATTAACGCCACAACTTTGGGCGGAACTACTGGCGTAGAAATACACAGAGGTATATTAAGACTAAAACAACCGCAAGAAATAGTATATTCGTACACAAACGAGGAAAGTACCATCATTTATGAATAATCACTCAATAATAACCGAGTTTGCATCGGCTGAGATACCTAAATTCTTAGAGAAAAAGAATCAAAATATAGTTTATTTTGGTGTAGATAATATTTACCCTTTTGAATTAATTGATTTATACAACGATAGCAGCACTCATAACGCTATCGTTAACGGTAAAGTAGGCTATACGGTAGGTAACGGCTTATACTCTGAGGATTTAGAGGTAAAAAAATGGCTATCTTTTGCAAATATTGACGAAGATTGGACTTCATTACTCAAAAGAATCTCTTTAGATTATGAGCTTTTTAACGGATACGCTATTGAAGTTATCAAAACGGGAGTAGGTAACCAATATCACCACATAGACTTCGCTAATATTCGCGTAGGTTTAGACGGAGGCTTGCAATATTCAGACGAGTGGATAACAGACAAAGGTCTAAGAAACGGTAAACCTAAAATACAATATTTAGAAAGGTACAATCCAAAAGACCAAGAGCAAAAGAGAGGGGTAATTTATCACGTAGATTACAGACCTAATCTTAAATACTACCCTTTACCCGTATACGTTGGCTCACTTGCTGAGATAAAAACAGACGTACAAATAGGCGATTACTGGTTAAACGAGGTAAAGAACGGCTTTGTGGGCGGTACACTTATTCAGCATAACAACGGAGTACCTGAAACTCAAGCGGAGGCTAAAGAGTTTGAAGAAACTTTCCAAGAGAAGTTCGGTAAAGCTACGGGAACTAAAATAGTACACCTATTCGCTCCATCTAAGGAGAACGGTAGTGAGATAAGCAACCTAAACGGAAACGACTTGCACGAAAGATACTTAGAGATGAGTAATAGAGTTAAGGAGTCAATTTTTATCGGACACCGAGTAACTAACCCTATTTTATTTGGAGTTAAAGAAGCTGGGCAGTTAGGAGCAAGAAACGAGCTTGACCTGGCTTACGAGATATTTACCAATACTTATATCGCAGAGCGTCAAAACACCCTTTTAAGAACTATTAAAAAATTAGCGTTTTACGAGATACAAAAAACGGATATAGAGATAATACCTCTTAAGCCAATAGACACCGTAGACCTTACCTCTGACATTATTTTAGCTAACCTTACAAGAGCTGAGATACGAGACCTAATAAACCAACAAACGGGCTTAGAATTAGCTGAAGAGGTAGCTGCTCCCGTTGCTCCCGTTGCTTTATGTTCGCACTTCTCAGACGATAGCGATATAAGCCACTTATTTGATAACATAGGAGTAAGCGAGGACGATTACGAGGAAATAGAGGCTTTCGATATTCACTTTGACTCAGACGGTAGTCCTATGGAGTTTGCCACTACTGGGCAAGGTATAATACAAAGAGTACTAAAAGCTATTTTAACTAACCCTTTAATACAAGCAAGCGGTATAAGTAGTGCTTTAGAGCTTACCTTCCCTGAGTTAATAACTTCGATAGGAATATTAAAAGACTCAAAATTAATAGAGATAACTGGCGAGGCTATAAACTTAACGCCTACGGGTAAGAAAGTAGCTGAGGTAATAGATGTACCACAAACAGAGGTAAAGTATAAGTATACGCTTAGAAGTGACGCTCCAGCTTTAAAAGGTGAGTCTCGAGATTTTTGCAAAAAAATGATGAGTAAAAGAAAGCTATACTCTAAGGCAGAAATAGAGCTTTTACGCAACGATATGAAGTCGAGCAGTATTACAGACGTTACAGACGTTTGGTTAGCTCGAGGAGGCTGGTATCGCAAACCTGACACCGAGACAAGTATACCTTATTGCCGACATATTTGGAAGCAAGTAATAGTAAGAAAAAAATGATTTTAATAGTAAGCCCCGCTTTCGTAAAAGAGAATACCGTACTAAACTACAACGTTGACGACGGATACTTAAAGCCTTTAATCGATAGTATTCAAAATACCTTTGTTAGACCTATTTTGGGTAGTGCTTTATTTGATGAGGTACAAACTCAAATAAAAACTAATACCGTATCAGCTCTTAACGAGATACTAATAAAGGAATATTTAAGAGACGCTTTAAAATGGGAGGTTTGCCATAAGTATACTCGAATAGGAACGTATAAGCTAACCAATAAAGGAGCGGGTACTCACTCAGGCGATAACTTTAGTAGCTTAAGTCAGCAAGAGCTTGTAACTGCTAAAAATATATTTAAGGATAACGCAGACTTTTACAGACGTAAACTAAAATTATACCTAAAAGCTAACGAGGACTCTTACCCTTTATACAAGACTCCGCCAACTGGAGACGATGTAGTAAGACCTGAAATGGACACTCAATGGCGTAGTCAGTTTATCCTATGAAAACGCTAACTATTAAAAATATCTTTAGTATAATGCAAGGGATAGCGTCCGAGCATCCACAAATAAATACTATTTTAAAAGGCAATATTTGGGACGTAGATTTGACTAAGGATGTTACGGGAGTTTATCTAATTTACGACGTAGTAAGTATAGCCCCTAACGGCTTTAACGGCATAGACTACTCTTTAGACCTTTTTATCTGTGATAATGTTACGGAGATTAATACCGCAACTAACGAGGTAAGCGTTCAAAACGAGTGTAGCTTAATAGCCTTAGATATTATGGCGATATTTGAGAACTACAATAAGGCAGAATGGGCGGATAAGGATTTAAATTTAGTTTTAAATAAGACTTGGAGTATTCAGCCTTTCGCTGAGAGGTTCGATAGCTTATACGCTGGAGCTGCTATTAATATGTCTTTAAGTACTTCGTATTCTTACGCAAGATGCCAGCTACCCGTAGAGCCTTGGATACCAATTTTAAACGCCTACAAAAAACGAATAGAGAACGAGGCTTGTTTAATCGAAAACATACAATACCTAATCTCTAATTAGCACGATAATAACTTTAAAAATATATATATAAAATGACCACTCAAGAACTTCAAATCAGTAGAAACGGACAATATTACGTAAGCGGTGACGTTACTTTTACGGCTGCTCAGCAAGTAGCCTACTTAGTAGTTAACGAAGCTGCGGTATTCGCTAACCTTACAGACCTTGCAGACGTAGACCTAATAGCTCAAAGTAACATAAGCGGAGTAACTTTATCAGCTGGAGTAATTATAGCTCCAAAAGGCGGCTCGTTTATTAAAAGAGTTAATATGACAAGCGGCTCGGTATTAGCTATTTTTGCATAATGTACGGATACGGGTATCAATATAGTAACGTACTAATAGGCGGAAGTATAGCACCCGTAATATTTGCTGCGTTTAGAGAGAGAGTTATAGCCGATAGCGGTATAGTAGAGAATAGCACTTGTGCTGTTAGATTTTTAAATGAAATAATATAATGAGTTTTTACGATGATGCAAGCCTTATAATGTACCCAAGCGGGTACAAAGAGGATAAAATATACAGCCTAAAGCCAACAGATGGTAGTGGCGATTTGACATTTACAAGAGCAAGCACCGCGACAAGGGTGAATGCTGAGGGGTTGATTGAAACAAGCCCAGTTAATTTGTTGAGTTATTCGGAACAATTTGATAATGCGGCGTGGACAAAAAATAACTCAATAGTAACCGCAAATTCTATTGCTGCACCAAACGGAACTATAACGGCTGATTTAATTACTTCAAATGGAATATCTGAAACTGGTATATTTGTTATTACTTCTTTTACTGGAACAAATACTTGGAGCGTTTATGCAAAAAAAGGTACTGGTAGGTATTTAGTTTTAAATACAAACACTCCATTAATAGCTACAAAATTTGATTTGCAAGATGGTGTAATTGTTGGCACTCCAAGTGTTGGAGCAACGCCAAGTATTGAAAGCGTAGGCAATGGCTGGTACAGATGTATAATTACTTCAAGTATTGCAGAAAATAGATTTACGGTTTTTATAACTAATAACACAACAACTGATGATTTTACTTCAAGTATTGGCTTAAGTTACTATTTATGGGGCGCACAAGTAAACATCGGCGCAACCGCTAAACCTTACTTCCCAACTACAGACCGTTTAAACGTTCC